ATTATTTTCGATATTTATAGTTATATGAAGTTTTTAAGTCTTGCAATTTCTTACTTATTGTATCTATAGTATCATACTCATCAATATTTATAATATTATCTATATAGGGAAATTCAGATATTAATGAATTAATATCAATTGATGTAATATTTGAGTATATATATTCTAATATATTAGTAATATAAGTTATATTATTTAATAACATATTACACGCTGTTTCATACGTGATAATATGATTTTTATCTAGTTTATATTCACCAGTATGTGTTATATATTGTATTGTAGATTTATTTATATCATTTTTCCATATGAAATTATATTTATATTCTATAGAAGGAGTAATTATAGTTTCATATCTATCATTACTAATTATATATGGATTACAACCATCAATAGATTTAAAAAAATTATATAATTCAATAATACATAAATCATCAATATCTTTTATTGTTGTTAAATTATTATTAATAGATTTATCAAATAAAATATAATCTATATTTTTATTAAAGCAACGTTCTAATTGTGATTCACTCATTTTACCTACATATATAATAAATATATCTGCACGTAATGTATTATTTATTCTATTAAGATTTAGATCTTTAATTATACTATCATTTATTGGATAATTTGTACAGTCTTTTATATGGTTTTGTGTTATACAAAAATTTGATCCATCTATAATATATATATATTTAATATTATTTTGATAAATAAAATTACTATAATAATCTTTTACATCATTAAATGTTGGTGGTGTATAATCAAGTGCATCTATATTTAATCTATATGGTGTGGGTGCTACTGGTGTGGGTGCTACTGGTGTTGGTGTTACTGGTTTATAATCAAGTGCATTTATATTTAATATGTTTGGTGTTCGTGGTGCAAATGGTGTAGGTGTAGGTGTAGATGTTGGTGAATATTTACGTGCATTTATATTTAATCCATCTACACCTCCTGTATAATTTGATTTATTGAGATGTATATATTTATATATATATTTATAATATTTTTGTTTAATATCCATATATATTATTTAATATAAAAATAATATATAACTTTAACTATTCTTGATTTTCAGCATATGTTTTAATCCATTTATCAGTATCAATTGCAATTGATTTTAATATTTTAAATAGAAATATCTTTTGTTCAGTTGTATTTACATCATATTTCATATTCATAAATATTTGATTTATTTTATTTGTAGAAGACCAACTATCATCAGTAGGTAATTCATAATCTAATATCCAATCCCATGCATGTTCTGTATTATCTACTACTTCAATTGCTTCTTGTAACATATTACGTATATTAGTGTCTTTAATGAATGAAACATCACACGATACGATTTTAGTATCTTCCATTTTAATTTATTTTATTATAAATTTATTAAATAATAAAATTATTAATTTTCAATTTTTACTATTTATTCATAATATTTTCATATATATCTGTATTAAATACTTCACTATGTTTTGAAATTTTATAATTTTTAAATCTCGAACATTTAAACATTATAGAAAATTTTGTTTTACTAAAATTAGTATCACCTGGTATTGCATGACTCCAATCTAATCTTGATTCACCATCCATAATATACATTGAACCTTGAGGCAATTTTATTCGCAAAGGACTTAAATTACTATTTGTTTTATATGTATTCGATGGGGCTAAATCTAAATAGGAATATTCTGGACCGATTGATATAACACAAATTGGACCTTCTATATTATATCGTAGAATATTGTCAAAATGAAAACCAAGAGAATTATTATTCTTATATTTATTAATGGTTAAAGATATATATTTATCAATGAAATTTTCAATAGATTCATTTTCTGAATCATATAATTTTTTTAATAATTTTATAATTTTTATAAAATATAAATATAAAAATTCATCATATTTTTTAATTATTGGTAATGATTCAATTGCATTTGAAGGTTCAGTTTTTTTTCGAAACATTCCATAACCACTTCCAAAATCGACAATACTTAATTTAGGGTCTTTTATATTATATAATGTATGTAATGATTCATATATTTTATTTAAAGTTTCATTTTTAGTTTTTGTTTTTATTAAATAAAAACCACCCGGCATGATGTCTTTTAATATTTTTTTCGGTATAGGTTCTACTTTATCTTTTGTAAATGATGTATTCATATATATTTTTGTGTTACAGTACCAAATTTGTGTTGATAATAATAGTTTTCTTGTTTTTCCATATGCAGTATTATAGTGTTCTGGAAATTTACCATTAAATTTCCATTTATTGTCTTTTAATAATAATTTATATATTTCCATATATTAGAAATATATTTAATTTATAATTTTCCATTTTGCTCTTTGAAATCCATTAAACGATGATGCAGCAGACCATGTATATGCTCCAAAATTATCAAAACTAATTGTTTCGCCAATATCATATTCACGTAATTTACATTTTATTTTATCAAATGAATCACATGTTTGACCATATAATATTGTATCATATGTATTTTTATGAGTATCTTCAATTTGTCTATCATCAAAAACAACACCATTCATTGATCCATATACACCATCGTTAATATAATAAATATTAACTTTATTATTATTTATATTCTTAATTTTTTTATTTATTACTTTAACGTCTAATGTTAATGCATTATCTACTATAAATCGTCCAGGTTCTCCTACAAATTTATATTTTTTAAATTTTTGAACATATTCTTCAATACTTTGTACATGTTCAATAAATTTTGTTTCATTGAAGTTATTGTCTATTGATGGAAATCCTCCACCAATATCTATTAAATTAATTTTTATATTATATTTATTAATTAATGCATGAATTTTATCCATTGTATTTATGTACTGTACTGGATAATAACATTTACTACCAACATGAAATGATATTCCATGTAAATTAAAATTATTTTTTTTATGAAAATATATTATTTCATCTAATTCTTCATCAGATGCACCAAACTTTTGATTAAATTTTATTTTGGATAATTCTTCACATGATTGTATTCGTAGTATTGGTAAAGAATTAGGATATATTTTATGTATTAATTTTAATTGTGTTAATGAATCATATACTATTTTCTGAATATTCCAATTTTTTGCTTTTTTAATTTCCATTGGTGATTTATGAGGATGACCATATATAATGTCTTTTTTAGATGGTATACATTTTTTAATTTCAGAGATAGCAGCACATTCAAAGTTAATATTTAATTTTGATAATTCTGATATTATTTTTGGATGTGGATTACATTTTAGTGCATAATAAGGTGTAACACTTGGTAAAAATTTATTCCAGAGAGAAACATTTTGTATAATTCTGTCAGGATAACATTTTAGCATTAATTAATAAAATATAGATGAGATAATTTTTTAAATATAAATATTTATTATTATATTTATTAAGAAACTAAACAATTTATTCATGAATAAATTAAATTATAATATGCGATTTTTTACAACTTCAACTCAAATAAATAATGTTACGTTTCAAAATATTGGTAATTTGTATTTACGTCAATTTAATGACAGTGCATTACAACAATTAATTAAACCAAAAAAATCAAATTTAATTATATCAGGTAATATATCGTATATCAATAATAATATATTTAAACTATTAACATTTGCATCAATAAATTTTGAAAAAGTATTTTATGTTCCTGGTATAATGGAATTATCAAATGAAAATACAAATTATACTGTAGATGAATTAGTAGAAACATTACAAATATGTTGTAGTAAATATTATAATGTAGAAGTATTAAGTAATTCATCTTATAATTGGACAGATCATGATTTACAAATTGTAGGAAGTACATACTGGGGTAATGTGAAACAAAACAAATTATTTATGGATTCACAATATTATTCTAAAATGTATGATAAATATAGAAAATTAATGACACCTGATATGATAAATGAATTACATACTAATTCAGTCAAATACTTATCGAAACTAGATTTACGTACAAATAAAATTCTAATTTCTCACTATCCAATGTATACAACAAATAGTTATGATTTAGATGGTATTCAATATATACCATTTAAAAATAATATTAATAATATTATAAAATCAGTAGATAGTATGCAATAAAAATTGAAAAACTAACAATATATTATTAATTTATATATATTAAACGTTATAATGGCAGGAAGATCAAATGCTTCTACAGGTGTATCTTTTGGGAATCAATATGATATGACACATCGTTATCAAACCATAAATGCAGGGAGATTAAATCCTCCTACAGGTGTATCTTTCGGTGATCTATATGATATCACATCTCGTTATCGAATCTGTCAAAAGACAATGGTAATGAATACTGAATATGCTAAAAAAAAGAATAATAATATTGTTATTATTCTTTTTAATATAGATGTTACAATTTTTACAAATATGAAAATTAGTGATGAAACTAAAGAACAAATTAAGAACAATTATAAAAAACAGTATGTATTAAAAGATAATTTGTCATATGATGATATTATTACAAATATTAATAACTCTCGACCAAATAATGCTACTGATTTTTTAGCACCATTTCAATTTCTAGAATGTGTACCTGAATTTACAAGTACATCACCTGAAATTATATTTTTATCAGATGGTCGTAATACGACAGATTTAAATACTGAAGAATTATCATTTCTAAGTAAATTCAAAAATAATGTAACTACAATGGGTATTGGTAATAAATCTTGTTTTGATCAAACAACACTGTCAAAGATGTCTAAAACAGGTGATACTGTTGAAGGTGAATCAGCTGATATTATTCAAAATGAGTTACTTGCTCGAATGGCAGATTCTGAAGGTTCGAATGCTCTTGATATTTGGAAAAATGTGACAATCACATTTATGACTGAAAAAGATAATATTAAAGTTGGTACATTAGTTCAAGTAGAAAAAATTACGAAAGATATTTATGATGCATTTACACCAGTTAATACGAAAGAACAAAATAATTTAATCACATATACTTTTGATAATACAATTGTTCTTAAAAAGAAAGATGAACCTATTAATCTTGATATGTCTATTAAAAAAGATACAATCATTTTTATTGTTGATCAATCAGGATCAATGGATGAATATGCAAATTCTAATGAAAATATGTATGTATCTTCACCTGCTCAACCTGTAGTACAAGATGAACAAGTTGAGACAGATGATGAATATGTAAAGTACACAATTAAATATACTGTCATGAAGTCATATCAATTGTTTCTATTAAATTTTATTGATCCTACTAAAATCAAAGGACAGATTAAATATACAGATACGAACAATGTTGAACAATCGATAATTATTGATTGTTCAACAAAGTCAACAGATAGTGATAAATTTAATATGAATCCGTCTGATTTACCCAACATTGAAAAGATGATTACAATTATCAATGAGATTGGTCATTGTATTAATATTGCTAATATTGTAAATCACAGTGAAAAAATTGGATATTTTCGAAAAATTAATAATATTTGTAATAAAAATAAGAAGTTCATTACAGATATGACAGTATCACCAATTAATAATGTATCGTTGATGGAAATGTTTCATTATACTATTAAACAAGGTCGGAAATTGTATCAGACAACATTAACTACTGCTCAAATTAATGTTGACAATCTGCTTCGTGCAGCA